TTATGCTCTGGCTTTTTTCCGCATTGCTAAAAGTGCATCTCTTCCGGTTAATTTCGGTTTATCTATATTATTCTTGATTTTGGGCTTCTCAATATCATTAAAATCCAAAGTTGGCAAACTCTGTTCTTTTGCCATTTTAATGTTATGTTGCCGTTCTTTCTGTCCATCAACCGCAAGTTTACCAAGCCGCTGTATATGATTCACTGGAAAAGACATCCCGGAAACTGCTATCAATGTACATTTTCCACCCCATCCCTCTGAAACATTTAGTGGCTTTCCTACTTCTGCAACAATAGTATCAATCTCAACATCATTTTTATCCTGATGAATAACTCCAACATTATTACATACTTTATCTTTCTGCAGTGGCGCAAAGATATTATCCGTAAGCAACTTTTCAATCCCATCTTTGCAGTAGGAAATAATCATTGCCCCAGGATCTGCCAGCATTTCAAGTCGCTCGCTTTCGTCAAAGTTATTCGGTTCACCCCAGGAATCATCTGTAATAAATGCATCCAATAAAGAGGCAAACGTTTTATTGATCCATTTGAGATCTTTTCCCTCACAATTATTGTTATCCAAAAAGAATGTTGCACCAATACCCTCTAATGACATAAGCTCTTGTACCGCTTGATATGCATTCTTATGTTTATTGATAGCTTCATTCTCTTTCGGAAGCACCAGAACTGTTACGATGATTTTGTCATCCTCATATACATCTTTAAGATATTGTGCCACAACTGCGGATAATCCAGAACCAGTAGAACCACCAACAGCATAAACAAGAATAACTATCTTCTGTTCAATTTTTTCTAGTGCTTCTGTAAATTCTGCATTATCGCACAAACACTCCATAGCCTTTTCTCGGTGTCCGCCAAATCCATCGTAGCCCTCTAATTTGTATATATTTTTCATATTTCCAAGGACTTTCAAATCTTGTTCACTGCCATTTGCAAACATAGTAGAATATCCCATGTCTGCAAACAGCTTTGTGATCTTACAGCCACAGTTTCCCAGTCCAATAATCATTGTGTTTTTCTTAATTTTCATATCCTATAAATCTCCTTTAAGTGCGTTTTTACCTTTTTCGGCAATGTAGTAAGAATCCGCATGATTATACACGATTCCCTTTTTCACATATTCACTCTTCATAAGTTTTTGTAAGTGCAGATAAACCGTTTTCCGACTTTTACGTGCATTTACAGAATCCAAATATTCCATAATTTCCGCAATTGTAATTCCGTCTGTCGGCTTGTCCAGTATTATCACAGTTTCTTCATCAACAACCTTAAAGGCTGTAAGAATCTGAAAGTCTGTCCTATCAATTTCAAACATATATACCTCATTTCTCATTAACCCGCTCGCAGCTATCAATGAATATTTTGCCAGTCAGAAACCAATTTGAACGCCGTTTCCTTATCCTGGTAAACATTCCCCGTCTTTAAATTTTTTCACTCACTCTTCATAAAATTCCAGCGAAACATTGATTTTTTGTTTTTCCATAGCAATCCTCTTTCTTTTGGTTGCCTCCTGAAGATTGCAGGTATATAATATAGAAGCAATCTTCAAGAGATCATGCAACGGCTCCCATCATTTAGTTTCTCAGGCTATATTATGATGGGGGCTGTCTTTGTACTGATCGCGATTTACTCTGTGCGCAAAGTATATATCACAGGTTGCCGGTGCATTGTAAATTGTCGTAATCATGTAGTTTTTCATGGAAGAAATTTCGCCAGTGAAGTCCTGGAATACTAACTTGATGTATTCCAGATGCTTATAGCGTACTTTTCTAAATCGTTCTTTTACCGTTTCCGCTGATAAATCTAACTGATTGATTTTTAAAGTCACATTGTCTGGCAGATTTAAGACCTCTACCATAATCAATACAATGTTCTCAATAAAATCATCGTGCATTTGCGGCTCATATCCTATCTGTTCCATCACATCTTTTTCTGTGATATGGATATGATTTGATAAACTATTATTTAGTTGAGCATTATTCCTTAAAATATTATTTATATGTACCCCATCTGCAATATTATCTTTTTCCGAGATGCTCCCTTTACCGTTGTTTAGAAATGGGACAACGGGTAAATCCGGTGTTCCATTTTGGGGTATCGGCTTTTTATCCAGAAGCTCATACTCGTAATAAAACTGCTTCTTTTCATCTTGTAGTCTATACTGTACAAGATAACCACTTGTTTTAAGCTCGTTCCATGCCGAATCAAACGCTTTACGTCCTTCAGCACAGCGTGACATTAAAAAGCCCTTATATAGAGTGAAATTTTCCAGTGTCACATATGATTGAATCAAGGAATATAATCCTTTTGCCTTGAGTGATATGCTATTATCACGCAGGATCTCATTTGACACCATAGAAAAATTCACTCTTTTCTTGCGAAATTTTCCTCCGCTTACTCCATCCACCCTTTCACCTCCTGTTTATGCACAATCTAATTATTCGTCTTTTAAGACTTAATATTAGATTTAACACTATAATAATACGACTTTATATAAATGTCAATGAAAAGAATCTATTTTTTCGACTTTTTACAATATGAATTTGACTTTTCAATCTATGTTGATTATAATAGCGTTAAGGAAAAAGGGGGATCTAGGATGTTTCAATATTACAAACTGTTCGATTATATGAGAAAAAATGATATCCGCCAGAAAGATTTATTAGATAAGAAGATTATCAGCAACGGCACATTGCAGAAATTACGAAACAACGAAAATGTCAATACCTCAGTTCTGGCAGCTCTGTGTGATTATTTGAAGTGTGACATCACAGATATAATGGAGTATGTACAACCAAATGAAAAAGAAGAACAGTAAAAAAGGATAGTGCGGCTAAGCTCTATCCTCTTTTATCCTTGTATGCTATTTTACAATTACTCCAGTCTTACGGAAAATGTTGCTGTTCCTGTATAAGATCCGGCTCTTGCTCCCGGACTCATCTGAGCGTTCATCGTTACTGATGATGTAGTTTCTCCATTTTTGAATGTACCCACGAGTCCTTGTTTTCCCTTTTCATCACTGCATCTCAATTCCAGGCTACAAGTGTCACCTCGTTCATTTGTCATCTTTACAGAACTATTTTCGACATACACATTCACCGATTGATTATCAAGAATGTTGATGGAATCCGCTGTAAACACATAGCCAGCTTCTACAATGTTATTGATCCGAAGTGGGATTTTCACCATATAAGTCGAATTTTGGAAATATGATAGCTCTGTATTAGCTGTTCCGCCTTCATATTCAGACATGTATGAAAAGTTATCATCTGTCATTGCGGCATTTACAGTAATCGGCGTTACCATCATACACGCTACCATCATTAAAGAAAGACATCTCTTTTTCATGTTTGCTTATCCTCCATCTGCAATCTAAATTCTACTTTCACTGCATTGCACTTTGTTCCATCGGCAAGATAACATTCTACAAGTAATGTCCCGTCATATGTACCGGACGACAAGGACTCTGATAAATCAATTTCGTAATACCCTTTGCCTGGTTCTAAATACCCGTCATTACTCCAGATTTTCTGTTGATTTGCATATAATGTCATCCGCATAAGACATGAGTTTTCTTCCGGGTTATAAAAGTTCACCTTTTGTTTCGTTTGGTCAGCGTAGCATACAAGGCTATCAAATCCCGGAACAATAACCTCTTCATTTCTTCCTGATTGTGGTAATTCTTGATTACCGTTCCATTCTTCTGCATCTTGATCCGGAGTCAGAAAAAATAATGGATTTGGAATGTTATTATCACCACATATCATGGAAAATATAAAAATGCCAGTAATCAGCAAAAGTAGCACTAATATTATATATTTCTTTTTCAATTTTGATGCACCTCCAAAGGGCATCTTATTCCTTTAAGTCCGAAATGTCATTGCAAAGTGGGTGTGTATTACGATTCTTCCATCTCCAAATTGTAGAAGCATCTGCAATAAAATAGTCGCATTCGCCGTTCAATATATCGTCTATCACATTTTTTCCGTATTGTTTATATGGTGCTATACAATCTGGGATTTCTGTATGTAGTTTTTGACAATTATCGCATCGAAAACGCCGCAATCTAAATATATATTTTTCTCCTGACTCATCCTGAACAACTCGTTGCTTTGAGTCTCGCACTCTCATTTTGTCGCCACAGTCCGGGCAACACACTTTTTCAAAAGACTTGATTCTATAATGGTTTTTTTATATAAAGTTCGTAGCTGTTTACTATTATCATTTTCTTCCCTCAAAAAAGAACCGGCATAAGCACCAGTTCTTTTATTTCTTTCTATTACTTCTTTTTATTCATTTCCTTTTTACGTTGAAAAATTTTCTGTTCTATGGATGTAGTTAATATAGAACAGGAAATATCTATTTAGAAAATAATATTGACTGCAATTCAGGACTGGTTGATGTCACAATCACATTATAACATTATAATAGGAAGAAAGTCTCAGAAATCTGTTTTTTCTGTTCGAGGAGAAAAATTGGCGTGAGTGATTTAGATAGACCTCGATAGCGATCCGGATGCCCTCAATATCGCCCGAATATGTAAACTATCCCCCGGTCACTGCCTCACACCAGGGCAGCTATTCTCTCAGTCAGATAAAAAAGGGATTCAAAAACAAAATAGAACGGATCTTTCCGTCGACTTACTCCAAAATGAAAAGCCGGGATCAGTTCCCCCACCAGCCAAAACAGAAAGAACTTTTAACATTATGTCCCATTCATCGCAGCAAGTCAGTATCACGTCATAACCAGTATTGCGACAAAAAAATCCCTCTTACATAGATTTCTATTGATGATCTATCTAAGAGGAATCTCTATTGTTTTGATATCTGGTGGTTTATTTCAAAAATCTGTGTTTGCTCAATGCTGTTTCAATGTCCTTTGATGATACACCGATGTACCGCTGTGTAACCGCCGGAGAGCTATGCTGCAACAACTGCTGCACAAGAATAATGTTGTAATCGTTATTCTGATAAACCTGTGTAGCAAAAAATTTTCTAAAACTATGAGTGCTTATACTATCCAGCTCCAACCAATCTGTGACTATCTTCAATTGCTTTTGTACTGCCCTTTCCGTAATTGGAAAAATTATCTCATTATCTTTTATACCATTTTCCAAGCAGTAGATTTTTATGTACTGGAAAATTTCAAACGGGACAGTGAAATTTCTGTTTTTCTTCGTTTTTTGCTCGATTATGTTTAATCTGTATCTGCTGCCTTCTTTTACGATATCTGACAACTTCAATTTTAAAATATCAGATATTCTGATTCCCAGGTTTGCTTCGATTATGAGAGCTGTTGCAATTCGATCATTTGGTCTACAACCTGCGAACCCTGTTCTCATAGTATCAATGATCTGGTTGTACTCTTCCACGGTCAACGCTCTTGTTCTTTTGTTTGCCATACTATCACACCTCTTTCGCTTATGCTTCAATTAAATTAGTTCGTATTTGTTGCTATGAAAAGTTCGTATAATTTCAATCACAAGGCAAATCCCTTGTAAACACTGGTTTTTACTGTTCGTAATAGTATAATTATACGAACTCTTTACCTAAAAACAAAAGGGGCTGCATCTCGCCCCTTATATCCGCCTTATGCCGTAACACAAAATACTGTATTGGCTTCCTTTACTACATCAGAGCCGTATTTAATTCTGATATCTGCCATTGTAGTTTTTCCATGTGATCTGGTAACTTCTTCTGGATTGTGCCAGTACCACATTTTCTTTTTTGAAGCCCAATGAAAACCGTTACTTTTTAATTCTTCTTTACAAGTGTAGGTATTTCCAGAAACCCAGATCCAGGAGCCGCACACCTCAATTTCAATATTAAGATGAATGATTATGTTAATGATATCTCGAATCATTTCATCTTCTTGTTGATTGTATTTCTTCCTATTATATGTATCGGATTTTTCCAAGATTTTGAACTTGATTTCATATTCCACATTGATAATTTTAATGTCGTCGGCAGATCCGCCGTTATCTGGATGATTTATCTTTACTAATCTCTTATATTCTTTTCTCAATTCTTCTAACGTGGTTATGTCTTTAAAATATGTCATTGTATTTCCCTCCGCATTTGTCTTTTGATTTCTTATCTTGATATTTAATATATCACTATATTTCAGTGATGTCCATTGACGTATTCAATAAATATCACTGTTTATTCAGTGATTTATTTGGTCACTATTTTTCAGTGATTTTTGTTGACATCACTATATTTCAGTGATATACTATAATCAGTTCAAAGGAACAGAGCAAAGCGAAAGTAGACGGGAGTACCGCAAGGGAAAGCAAGAATACCACATAACACCGGGAAACAGGATAAGAGAGATTGAGATGCACTAAGTAGAACGCTAGATGTTTAAAGCCTGCCGGGGCTACTGCTCTATTAAAGAATTAGGAGACTAAACATGAAAGAAGCGGAAAGAGTTTTAAACAGTAAAGGTTATTTCATCACAAATCAATTCAATGGATTTTATGGAACAAATACTAATGAATATGAGCTTTACAAAGGTGATGAATGTGTCATGGATCATTTATCAGAATCCCAGATTATTGCATTAGCTTCTATATTATAAGGAAAGAGAGGACAAACATATGTGTAGAACAATGAACGAATTAGAAAAGGTTATTGCAGATTACAGATCACTTAAAGCCATGAAAGAACAGCTTGAAGAAGAATTAAAAGCAGTTGAACGTGAGATTATCGGCTACATGGATGCGAACGAAAAATTGACTGAGACTGGTAATGACTTCACAGTTAAACTTTCCACCTGTGAAAGAAGAACTCTTGACAGCAAGCGTCTGGAAGCTGACCTTGGTTCTCTGGCAGAGTATCAGAAAATCATCCAGTATAGAAGACTATACGTTAAATAAGTGGTCACAGCCACTATAAACAGGGCTTTAAGCTGTGAGCGTTCCCACTCTTACCGGGTGGGAGATAGTCAAAAAAGGAGGACTAAAACATGAATGATACTCTTTTAACTTATGAACAGTGGTGTGCCAGATTTAAAAAACACACTAAGAGATACATTAAGAAAAAAGTTATGCAGATTTTACAGTATCTTTTTGCTGCTGTACTGCTGACACTGCCTTTTTGGATGTTCCTAGACTGGTTACTCAGAGGCTACTAATATTCTGAAAATTCTGAATGTTACGTTACTCAGCTAAAGTGTTTTCAGTTGTTCGGCATAACATAGAAACTACCTAAAATATATAATAGATAAAAGTAAAATTGCATAATTAGCCCTTTATCTGCATTGTATATTTTGCACTAATTATAAGGCGTATTTTTTGTTATATTTGTAACTTTTTTGTCGAATGTTACTTTTTTTATAGTAAGTAATATTCAAATTGCATAAAAATCGCGCTTGATTTCCAATCTGAAACTGGTAATATATAACCATACCTACCACACAAAAGGAGGACGCACATGAAATTTCTTTATTACGATGAAAACGAACACAGCGAAATTGTGGACGCTATTGCAAATGTAGACATTGCAGATATCTTAAAAGTCGCACGCAGCGGAAAAGTTGAAAATGCTTTTTTTGAAACCGGCATCCGGATCAACACACTGCTTCCACTGACCGCCGAAAATCACAACAAAATAACAATCTGGATCAATGCATTGGATGAAACGGTATCAGTTACGAGGCATAGTTTTGATCCAGTTTTGGATATCTGGTGTGATGAAGATATGGAAAAATTAGAAATATCCCATTCAGAAATTGAAGCACTTTTGAAATTTGAGGATGAATATTTCAGAGCAAATTTTTCCTTGAAATAATATCTTTGCTGTCCTATCGGCATTACGGGGTTCAATTATTTCATTCATGTGCTTTAGGGAATTGGACTCTCCCCTGAAGCACAAAACCAGGTTGTCAAGTTGGTTGATTCATGCAGTTCGATTCTGCGCAACCTGTTTCTTGCAAGAAATAAATCCTCTACGAAACTATATTATATTGATTCCCGATTACCGGGAGAAAGGAGAAACATGGCAAAGAAAATAACAAAAGCTATGAGAGCAGTTTTTAAACGTTGCGAAGAACTTGCCTATAAAATCATGGATGAATGCGGCGTTGAAATCCCATTTCTCACATGGGCTTTTATGACTTACGATGAATTATTGAATCTTGAAAAAGAACTGAAAAAACGGTAAGTAAACCGATTTGCTGTCCTATCGGCACTACGGGGAAATATACAGAACACTTATTCTAATCCCTGGGGTCTGGTACACCCCGTCCCACCCAGTCTTCCGTTATGTAAGCTAGTAAACACGTGAAGTATTGGACTCTCTAATTATACACTGGTTGGGAATATTTGGCAAGAATTAAGTGTTCTGCACAAAAAGGAAGGATTGATAATATGCACAAAATTAAAATAGTTACTAAAGGTGGACTTATTCCAAAGAAAGATCCAGTTGTTATACCAGAAATATATTTCGGTTCATTTTCAAACGACATCTCAACATTATTGACATATGAGGATTTATGCCGTTACAAGAAAAAACAACAACTTGCTACTGATTTATGGAATATTGGTTATTGCTTTTGCGTAGCCAAAACCAAAGGAGCTTTCTACAATAATACTATTGCATTCATTGCATGTGATGAATTTGAAGATTTTCCCGTATGGATTATTATTTGTAATAATTACAATAACCGAGTTCACTACGAATACTATGATGCAGCAAGCCAGAATAGAAAGTCAGAATTTTCTTGGGCTTTACCTGCTGTTCAAACAGACACACAGTTCAACAAATTTTTAAACTGATTATCAGATAAGACAGCTACACTTAATCTTTACTATAACAGTAAACACAGTAGAAAGGACAATTCAGCAATATAAGGAGAATAAAACAATGGTATCAGTTACATCACACGCAAAAAGAAGATTAAAAGAACGTTGCGGAGTATCAAAAAACTCTGCTATGGATATGGCAGAAAGAGCATTCAATAAAGGCATTTCTTTTGAAAATGCGAGTACAGATCTCAAAAAATATATCTCTAGTATATATATTCGACATGAAAAAATCGGTGATAATATTCGCATTTATGGCAACATGGTTTATATTTTTGACAATCGCACATTGATTACAGTATATCCCATCCCAGAGAACTTATTAAATGAGATGGAGCGCATTGCAACATGTATTGATGATGCAGCAGATAAAGCATATCAGGAGTACACTACACCTCAAAATACATGCACACCACCAAAGAAAGTTATTAGCGAGTTTGATGCTACTGCTCTGGCAAGAAAGTTATTTTCTGGAAAAGTTCATGCTCCATATAAATACTCAGTAAAAAACGACCATATTGGAAAATTTCTTTTATTAAGTTTTAAGTCACCTGCTATGGCACAAGAACACAGCGACATAATCGAAAAAATCAAAAACGAATCTGGCTGGAGAATAAAGGTAAACGAACATTATAATACCGCTTTGCTGCAAACTGAATTTTTAATGTTATTAATGCGAAACGGTATTGATTATGTAAAACCTGCATCTTTTTCACCTACTAATACCGTAACTATTTACATAAAAGAATATCTTCCGGTATGCGAAACTTTAAAACAGCAAATTGGGGATACATACGGTTTAATCGTAAATTATGCAATTTGCTAATCTTTATTTACAACTATCTAACAATGAAAGAGGTATTAAACTATGAATAATGAAAAAGAACCTAAACTTACAACCGGTAAAATGATCGTCCTTATTGCAATGGAGTTAATTGTTATCATGCTGAACATTTTAAATCTTTGCACAAAATTCTGCAAATTGTACGAGGTAAAACATTATGATGAACATTGAAGCATTACGCCGTAAGGCAAGAAAACAGGGATTATTCATTCGGAAAAGCCCGAATCACATTACCGGCGGCTACATGATCGTAGATGAAAACAATATCATTCAAGCTGGCGAACTCTGTGGATTATCCCGTGAAGAAGTTGAAAGATATCTTGAAGAATAATATTAAAGGGTGGCAAAACTGCTGCCCTTTTAGTTTTAAGAAGATAAAAGAAATAAATAATTTTTGCACTCATATTGATTTTTTGTGATATGCATTATATAATTTTACTATAGTTCAGTGATAAAGGAGTTTTACATGATAAATTACGATCAATTAGTTGCAAAAATGAAAGAGAATGGAATTACCGGATTTACAATAAAAAAAGGGCAATCAAAAGAGGGATTTATGTCTCAATGCACCTATACTAGAATGAAGTTAAATCAAGGATATATTGGTCTTGAGATTATTGAAAAGGTATTAAATGAACTGAATATTACTGAAATTAGGCTTGTAAAAAATAATGAAAATAACTTCGAAATTATTATTCCCGATAATCCCCCATCGGATGAAAAGAATAATGCAAACTAATATATATACTTTATTAATCCAATTCTATGAATCGGTTTCACTAAAACTGCACTAAACCATATAGTTGTCAGAATTATCCCACATTAAAGAGTAAGCCACAACGGTTTGCTCTTTTTATATTAGCGAAAGATAAAAGTAATAATGTATCTCGTATGACAACAGGCACAACCAGCTTGGAAAAATGCAAGAATCCGCACCTGAATTATTAATTCCAGTTCTGGATTCCATAATTTCAAAGCAGATCCGATTTATTATACTCTCATCTTTATAGATTTCTTTACTGCTGCCACACCGTATACGCCTTTAATGCCAGATTAAAGCCTTTTGGGGTTATGTACAGTAATTTCTCCACCCGCTTGCATTTCGCTCATTATAAGGCTTTTAACGTCCTTACAGCATGGCTTGCCATGCGGCAGCAGTTGACAGTAAAAAATAGAAACGTGCATTTTTGACACATTCGCACAATAATTTTTGTTATAATCTGGCGGCTTTTCGCTTGAGTCATACGCCCATAGATGTTATAATTTTATTTGTACAATCGAACAGAAGCCGGATGTAGGTTTCGTTTTTATGCCCTCTATCCTAGTGAAAGGGGGTGCTGCCCTATGAATACAATGGAAGTCTTGACTTTATTGTTAGTAATTTTTACAGCATTGAGCTACATAGATCAACATAAAAAGAAATAGCATCCCACCGCCACAGTAAGATGCTATAACTTTATTTATACACTCTTTTGAGGGCAACCGGAACTTTGTGTCCGGTCATCTTCTAAGTAGATTATACAACGGGACTCTTGTTTTTTCAAGAGTCCTTTTTTTATTGCCCTACCCTCTGCCACACACCTATATTTTATGTGCTAACCAGGGTTCGGATTCCATGAAAAGATAGTTAATTTTATAACAATATTATTGATGTTTTTAAGGGAATAAACGGATTTGTTCGAGGATTTCCCTATATAGAGAAACTGATTTATTGATATCTCAATTCCCTATTCCCCTCTTTTCCCAAATCCCCTCTTCCCCTTTCAACCACCAAACAAATCAATATGCTTATTATCCGGGGAGTGGCAGAAAACAGCGACACGATAGTGTCAAGACTGCTGCCATCTCACTTCTGTTTTCCCGCTTCCTTGCGCTTTCTCGCCTTATAAATATACAGTTCCTTTCCCAGAACATCATCCAGGGTGACAACCTTTCCAGCACACCAATCTTCAAATTTGCGTGCCATTGTCTTGCTGAAGAAGAAATGCGGCTTTCTGGTATATGTCACATCCTCATATTTGCCGGTTCTAGGATTATGTATAGTATTGCTAAATGTATCGCCGGGAATAAACTTGCCCCATGACTGAATCATAATTTCTTTTCCGGCAGCTAAACATTTTAAAATAGTTTTATAGTAGCAACGCAAAATCTGATCTGCACATTCCATGTTGCAGTATTTGCGGGGCATAAATCCCGCATTTTTCAATTCTTGCGAAAAAATTTTTGTAAATTCATGTTTTGTAATCGTTTCCATCTTCTATCCTCCTGGTGGGATATCCCCACCTCTAACTAAAGTGGTGTGCCATTGTAGAATCAAGAATATTTTGAAATTTTGCTTCTGATCGTTTCCAAAAGCCAGATTTACCCTTTACTCCCGATGAGCCACTTTCAGCGGCTTGGAAAATTTCAGGCGTTGTAAAATAACTGGCAAATCCCCTTGAAGTAAATGCCGAGTTGGGAACTTCATATGATGTACCCTCATCTAAATAAACTTCGAAAGAAAGAAAATCCCCAGATCCTTGCAATGCAGTAGTCTGGGGAGAATTTCCAAGTGCTCCGGTACGTTCATATATAGTCGGATTTCCCTGGCTATAATATCCCTGAGTTTCTTCTTTCGTTTTCTTGAGCATTTTGGTTTGAGCTTCTTTCATGGCGGCTTTTGCTTCCTGTTGTATAGCTCTTTTTAAAGCTGCCATACTACTAAATGTTGCCATTTGTCTCATCTCCAACGAACATAGAAGTAAATACCTCTTCATCATTTTGTCCTTTCAAAAACGGATTTTCAACACGAAACTTTTCCATCTCTGCTCGATACATTTCTGCATACTTATTTTTTATCTTCAACATTGCAGACAAATGACCAATAAAGTAAACTTGTACGTACTTCACAATTCCATCAACATCCTGATACTCTGGAGGACACTGGCATACTGGTTTGTAATCTTCTAACATCTTAATCATAACACCAACCGGCTTTTCACCCTCTTTACTGCTGCTATCCTCCTGAAGCGGCTGTAAATTAGCTGATCGCATTGTACTAAGACACGTATTCATAAGCTTTGTATAAATATCAACATCGCGTTCTTTAATAGCGGTGTTCATTTGCAATTTGATGATACAAAGTTCTCTAACAAGTGCTTCTTTTGCCTTATCAATAACCACCCTTGCACGCCAATCATCATACATATCATTCAGAATAGCATATTCTTCAGGAGAAAATCCATATCCCCAAACCGATACAGCTTTTCTTACATTTTGGGAGTCATCGTGTTTTTGTACATCTTCTACTGTATCAATTGTTTCTGTGGTTTTCTCAACGATAGTATCACTGTAAGTTTTCCCATTATATTGAAAAAGCTGCATCTTTTTAATATATGCAGCCATAATATTTTCTGTGTTTTTCTCCAATACTTTTTCAAGCGCTACAACATCATAGTATATATCAAAGATCTGACACATACGCTCCATTGCTTTATATGAGTTGCTAAACTGCTTCACATATCGGCTATAAAGCTTTTCCGTGCATTCTTTGCAAATCCTGAAGAATCCTTTATTTCCGGCATATATCGGGGAATCTGAATAAAAAAAGTTTCCTGACTGATGCTCATACTCTTTACCACAGCAAGAACACAATGGATTATCTTTCAACTTTTTTCGCGTTTCTATCCTTATATCTTCCATGATATCACCTCAATAATAATCTTGCCAGTTTATGTCTGAATTTGTTTCCCCAAGTTGCTCTTATAACCTCTTCTCGCATTAGTTTCATTTCAGCAATTAAGTTTTCATAATTTTGTCGTAATCCTTGAGTTTCTTTGAGGAGCTGTTTCCATTGCTGCGCATCCTTTAAAATCTCTTTAGATGTTCTTTCATTTAAAGTTTCCTGAACGATTTCAACGAATCTCTCATCATCTTTTAATTTTTCAATAATATTTTTATAATCTTCCATAACAATCTCCTTTTTATAATGAAAAAGAGCCATATGCGTTAACATACAGCCCTTTCAGTTTCTAATGATTGAATCTTTTGTTCAAGCAATTCTATCTTTTGTTCAAGTAATTCTATTTTACTTTTTGATTTTTCTAATTCATCAATGCGGCGATGTGCTTTTTGTGTCATATATGTGTTAAATGGTATAAATTCATTATATGATAAACCATATACATAACCACCTTCATACGATTGGGACTCATCGCAAGATACTATTGAGCAATTTGATGCATCAAGTCCAACTGTTTTTAATGATTCCTCTACTTCTTGTGCCACAAATCCAAAATGAATACCGCTATCTTCATCATGCAACACTTTATATTTCGTTGGCTTTAATGACATATACATATCGTAAAAATCATCATTCAATATGCATTTATCAATTTTGAATCGTCCATCCGATAATTGCTGCATACCATCTCTGGTGACAACTTTATACCAAGGATGTGTGCTTCCACCATTTCCACCTAAATATAATCTATACGCATCTCCGGCATTATTGGCTAACGTTGGACAAAATGCGTAATGATTGCTGTTACTTCCTACATAAAAATCTGCGGAATATCTTGAATTATATCCAATATTAAAAGTAGATCCAGATAAGTATAGTCCACTTCCGGCATAATAACTGCTACCGCCACCTCCAGCATTATTAATTGCTTCGGTAATTGCTTTTTGTGTCATAGTACCATCTGTGTAACTTCCAGTATAATTATATAAACACATAACACCATAGGTACTTGCATTTGCCAGATTGTAAGTTTTTCCTTGTGTGACACTTCTCCAACCTATATTTCCACTATCGTCAGCTACAAGATATTTTGATGCAGAAGTATAATTTTTTAAATAAGGAATATTTATTATTGTGTCATTGTTACCAAGCTGAATGCCATTACCTCTGACAATGGTTTTATATGGATTATCTCCAATAATAACCTGATTAGATTTATTACAATAAATTCCTGTTACTTCATAGCCATCTGTATTTAATAAATCCCATCCATTATTATTTTTCATATGAACTGTTCCGGTTACAGGGGATTTAACATAATCATTGGAATCTTTCGATGTACCAGTCATAGGGATATAATTTCCACTCACACCACCAGAACTTGCAGTAGACATAGATGAATTGTTTTGCGTGAAATGAATAGTATCTACATATAAATCTTTTGTATATACTTGTTTCCATTTATTTGTTGATATTCCAAGATTAATTTTTCCATCATAAGACCTATCATCAAATTCACCCGGCATAAAACAACATCCATTTGTAGCAGATGCACGCAATTGAACGGCGGCTACATTTGAAACTCCAGATGTCTGTGCAAGGAAACATACTTTTGATATGCCATCAGTTGACGAGCATCTCACAATTGCTCCGTCACTTGTCGTTGATACTGTACATAAAGAAGCTTCACGACTAACGTGTCCGTTCAAAGTATATGTCAAGAAATCTAAATATGCTTTGTCCTTTGTTCCTATTGCAAAATCTATGACATCCTTTGAAGGATTCCATTCATATTGTGTAGTATTACACCAAATAACTTTTGCATTTTGAGTTTGAGTTCCGTTATATATATAATAAGCATCCTGAGCATAAATAGAAGTTGCTGTAATATCTCCTGTAATATCTGCATCAGTTGCAGTTAAAGAACCACTAGCAGTAACTTTAAAAGAACTATTGCAACTTATTCCATATTTAGGTGAAATATATACACCAGAACCGCCAAGTACATTCTGCCCCGACCAAAGAGAATAATTATCAATATTAAATCCGCCGATTTCACCAGAAGTCGCAACAATCTTTCCAGAAAACTCACCTTCCTTTGCGATAAGCTTACCTTCACTTGTAATTTGTGCGGAAATTGTGCCACTTTTATTTGAAATAAGAAGCTGACCGCCTTTGATATTTGGGGCAATTACCCATTGGCTATCAATATAGGTACTCTTCAAAATACCATTTTTTATGGTGTTAGCAGTAGTATCGTCAGTATATTTATTCTGTTTTGTCCAGTCTGTTTCGACGTATGACTCCCCGTCTTTTCTTGCAGTAGTACAAGTGAGAATATCTCCGGAACTGCCAACAAACCAAAGATCACCCTTGTTGTATGGCGGTTTAGGCTGTGCGGTAAATATCTGACATTTACTATCAATTTTGCCCCACACTTCATCCGGAACAGTGCCAGCAACAGGACTCCAACCAGCTCCATTGTACATAAATGTTTCATTGGTGGCGGTATTATACCACAAATCACCTATATGTTTCTTTTTGTCCTCTGCGGTTGTCCAGTCTTTTGATGGATCTGTTTCCTGTCTGAATGTCTCAATCTTACCATCAATCTGATTTTGGATGTTTCCAATGTCAGTAGTATAGGTGTTATTGATAAAGTCAGTAAGAGTTGAATCATCTGTATATTTATTTCTCTTTTCCCATTCAGTAGAATCAAACTCACCTATAGTATTTCTTGCTTTTACACAAGTCATAATATCAGATGTGGCACTATTGAACCACAAGTCACCTACTGCATAAGGCGACTTCGGCTGTGCAACAAAAATCTGTGCTTTACCGTCAATCTTATCAAAGACATCATCTGGCGGCGTAGTCTTGGTAAGCTCCCATGATTCTCCAGTGAAAATATATGTTTTCTGGTCATTTGTGTTATACCAAAGATCCCCCTTGTGTCTGGCTTTTAACTCATCAGTAGTCCAGTCTACAGAAGGATCGCCGGATTGATACCATGTTTCAGCCTTTTTATCATCCTGGTTTAAAAGATAATTATATTTCTCATTAAGTGTGTCATTCAAAGTCTTGAATAACTTACTCATAGAATTGGATTTTCCATCTTTATCAGTGCCAATTACATTGTCCCATGAGATAGAAGCTCCACCACCAAGAACAATATTTCCGTTATCGTCTATATAAAGCTGGCGTTCATAGGTTATATTTCCTTCATCATCTGTTATTTCTTTTTTAATGGTAAACACATTTTTGTTGTATGTGTTGGTGGTTACTATAATTCCGTTTTTGTCCATTTCAATAGACTTTTCTTCATTATAAATTCCCACTTGTGATGAAAGGATGAGATTACCTACAAGGGTATCAGCTATTATGCCGTAACCTTCTTTATATACTTTATCTTTTGGATCAAAATAATAAAACTGACCTACACCAGCCTTGGCGGTTTTCCAACCGTCATTTGTTATATATAGACCATGATTTATTATTTTTAACTGGCATGGATTATAGTCATTCAAGATATCATTAAATTCCCGGCATAATAAACCATGTTCATCCCACGTAATATCCTGATTATCGGCACTGCTTACAATCTTGGTATTTGTCATATCCAGACCTTTTAAGATCATGTCAGACATTTTCTTTGAGAAATTTGAGTTCATGTCGGATTGTCGCACAATACTTCCATATGAAGTCGCCATATTAGAAGCTTGATCCAAGATACTCTTTATATCAGATGCAATATCTTTCGCTGAAATAACATCAGAAAATGTAACATCAATATTTTGAGACGAAGCAAAATCAATAGTATACTCAATAATTCTTAATTGGTAGATTTCATCGTCAATCTGTATTGTGATCCAGTTACCGTTTTTAAATGAGTTTACAATTGGTGCAAATTCGCGCATTCTCAGGAAGTTTTTTAACGTACCAGTGATAGAGTGCTGCAAAGTAGCAGATTTATACAGTTCTTTTGTCGCAACATTGATAAAATCAAATGCGTTCTGAAAGAGTTCTGTATTGTCCAAACCATCAGAGATGTAATTGTCATTTGAGTATTCATCCATTCTGAGAAATGCACAAAATTCTTTATTTAGTTCATCTCCGATAAATTTTTGGAAATTCAAAGTATCTTGAACGTCGCCTATGATTCTTTCAATTTCTATTTGCACACCATCCTGTATTAATTCGTTCTGGTTGTTGTATTTTCCTTCAACAGTATATACTTCATCTTCACGAACTAAGATTTCATCCTGAATGGCATTAAGTTTGTTGTAATACGGGACATATAAGCTGTCGTATATCGCCTTTGCATTAATAGCATTGGAAGTAGTAGCAGTGGAAGAATCCGAAGCCACCCCTTGTTGCACCATTATATCAATACAGGACTGACAGCATTTCTGAAATGTATTCAGACTGTCAAGACAGTATTTCTTAAGTTCTGATTTGAAAACAGTTAAATCCTGTTTGAAAAGTCCTACAATATCATAATAATTATCATCACTCTTATTGAGTATCTTTTCGATTCTCTGTCTTACATATTCTTCATAATTTTCATTGATACCAATTGAAACAGGAGAAGAAGTGTAAGTATCATCTTCATCAGAATAACTTTTAAGGTTGAATTTTCCTCTCCAAACATCATTTGAAAGAGTCGTTTCTGTTACTGTAATTTTAAAAGAACCCTTGACAATAGATTGTGCAAGAGAAATCATGATATTATTTGCAGTTGAAACAGACAGATTCTTTAATGATGTTGTGGCGGCACTTGATGGAAGATTTTCCATAAGATATTCACCTTGAGATTTTGCACTATTGTCCGGCTTTGTGATATTTGGCATCAGCTTATTTTTAAGGAACTGAACCATATCAATTGTATCGAAATATGTCCGCATCAATTTTGGATAGCCAGTAATAGGAGATTCAATCTTTTTTAAAGAATCATCATATTTAATATACTTTGTGACAATGGCATTGTAGTTATTTACAAAAGAAGAATCTATATCGAAATTATGTGTTTTCTGATATTCTTCGTATAACTTGTCATATGCAGATAATTTTTCCTGTAATTGTTCGGACATATCTGAACGTACCGCATCACTGAAATAATAAATATAATCACTACCATTCGGATTACAGGAACGGATGGCAGCAGTCATCAAATCATCTCCGGCAGTAAGTTTAAAACAGTTCTTCACAGAATCAGCATCAGTAGTATAAGTGACTTCCTCTACTAAGTTGTCCCTTGAAATGAATACGTTCGTATATTCACCATATCCATTTGTTACATTTGTGCTTCCGCATTTTGGACATTTATCTACAAAGGTATCTCTATGTCCACAGTCTTTACAGTTAGCTTCAAGATCGTACACAGAAATCGTTCTTTCTGGTTTTCCATTGGCATCGCTGCCACAACCAAAGACAAAAAGACAATTTAATTCTTCTGCGACTTCTTTCAGTGCATCATATATTGACTTCTTATCAAAAGTAAAAGTCCTCTGAATATTCATCAGACTTATATCAATGTGGGCGAATCTGTAATGCGGGGCTTTCTCAGTAAGTCTGTTTACTAATGAAGCCTCCGGATGATCTGGATTATAAAATGTTGTTGGGATTTTATAATCATCTCTGGAAATATCTGTTTCTGTATTGATCTCAATATTATAAAGCATTATCTGAGATAATTCAGCTTCGCCCAAAGATTTACCAGTTATAAATTTTATATCTTCGTTTTCTTCACTAATTTTCACATATATTTCAAACCACATATCCCACTCAGGAATCCACATCAGCTTGAAATCTTTTATGTCATTCCAACATCTTAAAGTATTTCTGTTTAATTCCTTATGAGCATTGAAAGAAAATTCAGAATAACTATTCATAGCATGTTTTGTAACAATGTCAGTGACGTTAGTAAGATTACTGATTTTATCGCCACTTTTGTTCGCTAAGACGAATGTAATATCCTCTACATTACCAGAGGTATCGAAATTCAATCTATGTATATTCACTTATGTTTATCTCTCCTATATCAAAAGGAGTTATATGCAACACCTGTACATATAACCCCTTTACTTTAAAATCTATGTCCAAATTTGTTAAGAGATCTGTTTTTAGATAAGGCATTGATGGTCATGTCTTGTATCATTGATTCAAATTTAGTATCATGCTGCATTTCTCTTACAAATTCATTGTAATTTTTCACATTTGGAAAATTCATTTGCGCCTCAACTTTTACATTGTTGGTTGCACTACTACCCTCTCTCATTCCAATAGGGACAGAAAGTTCACTATCAATAGCTCCATTGATAAATCCAGATGGATCATTCATCATATCCCAGAGATTCTTTGTCGCATCAGCATCAAGAACCATGTCACCACGTTCAAACGGTGTGACAATAGCACCATCCCTTTTGCGGATAAGAGACTCTGTTCCAAGTTCCTGAGTCCAACCATATTGGTCACTTGGAATACTCTTTGATCCAGAAGCATATCCTTTAAGCTGACTAAGTTTTACCCAACCAAGTTCAGTGCCATCTGAGGCATCAATACAATAAGGATATTTAGAACCCTTATTAATGCGAGTAATCTTAACCTTTTTACCAAGGTAATAATTACCAGTTCTTCCAGACCCATCGGAAGCGGCATGATATACACCAGAAGCATAAGTAACCTTGTCACCTACTTCAGCTTTATTGTTACCTGTTTTTGTTTTGTTTGGTTTCTTCTTTGGTTCGTCAGGATCAACCAACACAGCGTCCTTAATAGAATCCTTATCACTGACTTTTGGCGGGTCTGGTGTAGGATTTCCTTCTGCAACTTTATTTTTATCAGGTTTTTGCTCTACTTCTTCGAGTTCACCAGTCACAGGATCTTCCGTTTCTTCCTGTACTTTTTGGACTAATTTCTCAGCCATAGAATCAACGGCGTTAATCATTTCTTGCTGTCTCTTGTAAATGTTATCAATTGCAGAACTAACTCCAGTCATAGTGGAAGAGAAGTTACTATCATATGCGGCGATTACGCCATTCACGTTATTTGTAGCACTCCATACATTCTGCATCTCAGACGACAGATCATAACCAACACTTGCGGCTTCTGTTTTCAGTGTGTCTGAAATTTGAGATGCATTACTATTTATTTCTGAGATCATATCGGAAAGCAGACCATCAATATTATCCAGTCGCTTATTAAGAATTTCTTCATACTCATTTTTAAGATTATCAAGTAATTCCTTCTGATCCGAAATAAATTTCTCATACTGTGTATCTTCTAAGTCCTCTTGTGCATCTTTAAGACTGTTTTTTAACTCTTGCAGTTTAGCTTTGTTTTCTTCTGAGTTATCGCCCTGTAATGAAGCAAGCTGTTTCTGGAGAGATGCGATTTCCTCTGTTTTATCGCGAATCTTTTTCTGGTAATCATAAAGCGATTTTTCACTTTCAAGTGCCTCCAGATATTTGTCAATCAAATCATCTAATGCATCCAATTGACTGTCGATACCATCTTTAATCAGATCCTTCATGGCATCTTTTTCATTCTCAGCAGAAAGAATAGATTTTTGCTGTGCATCTACCAGCTCATTTTTACGGTCAATGAGTTTCTGGTTATACGGATCTTTTGCAAGTTCCTCGCTGATTCGCAGCATTTCTTCCTTATACTTATCAGCTTGTGCCATGTAGGTATTATAATTAACACCATGTAATCCAAGAGTGGCAAGTCCCTGTTCAGTCATCTTACCATCATCATCGAACATATCTTTGTGACTCATAAGGTCAATTAGGAAATCTGACTCACTGGTGATTCTACTGATAGAATCCTGTAATTGGTCAAACTGTTCCCATTTGAGGTCACGAATAGAAGCTTGCAGTTCAAAAACTTTATTTTCAGCTTCGGCAAGGCTGTTTGCCACTTGGTCAACAGAATCTTTCATTTCGTAATATTCTTGAGTGCCTTTTGTAATGTCCCCATTCTGTACGGCAGCTTCAAAATTACGTTTCATTGCCTTATATTTCTCAGAGAGATTATCGACAATAGATTGTTCCTGTTCAATCTGTGCTTCATAGAATTTTGTACTCAGGTTATACCCTTGTGTCTGCATTCTATCCATATATGTTTCAATCATGGAACTTCTGTTTTCCCATTGAGACATAAATGAATCATAGTAAGCGGCAATATTATCAAGTTTCTTTTTGGCATTCTCTACGATTGATTGTGCGTATTCGGCTTCAGCATTAGCCGCTTCTTTTGTAGCATCAGCCAAAGCATCCTCTTGAATTTTAAGCTTCTTACTCAAATCAGTCGCATTGGCAACCTTTTTATTATAAGCCTCAATTTTTTTCAAAACTTTAGGATCAGAGATACCAGTAGTGCTTACTTTCTTTCCGGCTTCGAGTGCCGCTTTTTGCTTTTTAGTCAATTTGGAAGTAACTGATTTGTCGGAAAGCAGTTTCTTCTGTGCTGATTTTTTACTTGCATTGGCAGAGTTAGAATTTTTCAGCGCATCATTATAGTTTTTATTTACCTGTTTCAAGGCTGACTGACGCTGTTTGTTCTGTTCTTTAAGATTTCTTGTTTCCTGTGTAAGAAGCATATTTTGATAAACATAAGCTTTCTTACCATTTGTAGTAGCAAGAATCTGTTGCTCTTTTGTAGAACCTGAATATGCTTTATTCTTAGTATCTTTCGCAGTATTCAGCTTTTTCAACGCCTTTTCGTCTGCTTTTTTGGCTTTATCATATTCTTTCTGTGCTTCGTTCTTTTCTTTTGCATCCGTATTATATTTCTTGGCTTCAGCTTTCAAGGTACTTGTCATACCAGACGTACTGACTGTTTTCCCAGCTTTCACTTTAGATGCAATAGTATTTCCCTGTTTCAGAGATTTATTATATGATTTAGCATATTTCAGTGCTTCGCCTTTTAAGCCCTTTGTGCTAATTGGCTTCCCTTCACGAATCGCACGTGCTATTGTATTATATGTCGCCTTATCTGTCGTAGATTTCGCAGCTTTTTTCAATTTTTTCGCGATGGAAGAGGTCTGTTTCTTATTCGCATTGATAAGATTTGTGCCAGTTTTTTCGGCATCAGTTGTTGCAGATTTTAAATTCTTGCTTGCTTTTGAACGTGTTGACTTTGTTTTGTTTCTGGCAGTTGTAGCCTTATCCAAATTTTTCTGAGCATTTGCAAGTGTCGGATTATCTTTTTTAATCTGATCCTGTAAATGACCAAGAGTAGATCCACCACCAGTAATAGCACCATAAACATTATCTAATGATTCATATTTAGATTTTAATTTGTCGATTGCTTTCTCAGCTTTTTCAATCGGCATATTCGCCAGAGTATCATATAATTCAAGCAGATTATTATTTAATTCTTGAATTGTATTTTTACATTCGATGGCAGACTCATAATAACTTTGGAAGTCTTTGATATTTTCTGACAGCTTCTTTCCGGAATCTGTGGAAGTATCAATATCCTCGATTTTAAGCGCACCTTTTTTTACTAACTTTTTATATTCTTCGCTAAGTCCAACAGAATTAGCTTTCTTCATATAAGTATCATACGATTCTTGATTTGCAGTAAGTTGCTTATCAATAATCTTCATCTGTCTCTTTAATACAGCAGTTTTAAAGGCAGAAGATACGTAGTCAGTAATTTGGTTTGCTGCATATTCAAAAGTATTTGCAAGTCTGTTTAACTTGATTTTTACGAAATCAATTGTACTCTTAGATTCTTTTGCTGATTTTGTGTTAGAATCTGTAGCAGATGTATTTGCATTTACCGAGTTAGTGTTAGCCCTGTATGCGGCGGTGCTGCCACCACTTGAAGAACCACTTGAAGATGAGCTGCTTGAACCCTTATAGGTTGTATTTCCACTTGCAATATTAGCTTGCTTTATTGGAATATGTCCAGTAACCATTGCTGTTCCAGTCACATTTGACATTCCTTTTGCACGACTATTTACAAATCCACGCTCTAAAAGTGATTCTGATTGTAAATGATTAAATACAATGCTTCCGGCTGGAATATAAGTAAATTCCGCACCATTATCACCTACGGTATGCCATGTACCACTTCCAGGATCAACAATAATTTCTCTTCCAAGTTCTCCGACTAATGTGAGTCCACCTGTCTTTGTTCCCCAGTTTCCTTGTGCATTGGCATGACCAACCAAGTGAGGAAGATGAGCTGTCCCGTCTGCATGAGCTGTTCCGTTTGCTCCACCTGATCCCTTAGATGGCGCATTTGCATTTGTCCAGTTTACTGTACCAGTTGCAGTAAATGTGGTTTTAACTTGGCTTGTTTCGTTTGTCCAAATTACCTGACCGTTGGACGTGTGCATTTGAGCAGCCCAGGAATCGACTTTTCCGGTGTCGTTATCCCAGTCAACTTTTCCCTGAGATTTCTTTTCTTCGGCAGCATATGCGTCTACTAATGAAGAATCAACACCAGCTTTTACCATCATTTTTGGAGTCAGTGCTTCAATTGAAGATGTGATGGTTGCTTCGGAAGTCGTATCAATTCCAAGTGTTGCTTTAATCTCCGGACTTAATCCATCAATCTCACTTGCAAGGCTATCAACCTGTGCTTGTGCTTCGGAAGTATCTGCATTTACATCCAAAGAACTCTGTAATTCGACATTATTTTGTGCTTCTTTGAATTGTTGGAGTAATGACAGTGCATTTCCAAGTTCGCCATCTACCTGTGATGCATCTACCGACATAACGGCAGGAGCTTCAAGCATTTGCTTCTGAGTGACGCAATACTGAATTACAGCATTTGCATCATCCACCTGTGAGGAATCTACTTCCAATGTACTCTTATAGTTCTGCATTTCAGAGATAGTGTTTTCAAGTGTAGAAATCTTATCTTCTGTGCTATCTATATCGGAAACATCAATTTGAATATTAAGATCTTCATTTCCCTCTAATTCTTCGATTCTTCCTTTTGCTTCTCCGGCAGCCATGCCAAGATCGCCCAGAGTTTTAATAGATTCATCCGCCCAGTCAAATTCTGCGCCAAATTCTTCCATTTCTCCGAACATTGCCTGTACCATTGGAAGTGAGAGATTAAGACCTTCGGCAAAATCTTCCATAGTACGTTGTCCAGCCACTTTATAATCGCCACTGGCTTCATCGAGTTCCATCAATCCGGCTTTAGTAGCTTTTGCACAAAACTCTGCAACGTCTAATCCTGTTCGATTTCCTTCAGAATCGTGATTGAAATAGTGTTCAATACTATCTATATAGGAAGAAACTGCTTCTGCATCTTGACTGTCTATTTTGTCTGGAATGAGAAATTCAACAGCGGCTTTGTATGATTCTTTGCCAATTCTTCCATAATCATCTGATTCTGTGTTTTGTGTTACATCCTCAATATGAGAAAGTGCGCCCATAGCGTCGTCAAACATATCACCAGACTCAGAACCATTCTGTTTGTCAAGCCAGTTCTGATAAGCACCTGTAGCTTCTCTAAGCGAAGCAGACAAAAGGTCAAGTTGATTGCACTGATTTACGATACCGTCGTTCTCAGTTAATAAAGCGTCTATACTACTCTGAATTGCTTGTGCATTTTCGCTCTTTGCATCAGATAATCCTCTCAGTTCATCTTGAAGTTGTTCAATCTGCGCAATGTTCTCCATGTACTGAGATTGCTTTTCAAGCTTTTGATTTTCGTTTGTCTGAATTGCTTCTTCAGCTTTCGCCTTTTGAAGTTCCTGTACTTTTTCAGCATTTAACTGTAAAACACCGTTATTGTATTCCAGAGCTGATGTGTAATCCTTTAATTCATCCGAATTAAAATCATCTATAGAAATAGATTTACCGGTTGATTGCGATGTAAGAATTGATGTGGCTTTCTGGATGCTCGACAACGCGGTGCTTGTACTTTCAATCTGAGTCGTTAAGTCTGCAACTGTTTGAGCGGTATTGTCAACAGAACTTCCTGTACTCTCAGAAATCGCGCCAAGATCTACCAACCAAGAAATCAACTGATCTGTTGAAACCCCGGCTTCTTCAGCGGCTTGTGCCAATCCATTAACCGCATCTTCTCCGTTCTGTATTCCATCAGTTTCAAGAGCATATTTAAAATCAAAGTCAGACATTTTCAAGTCTTTTAAATCTTTGATAAATCCTTGAATTTTGCCATTACCTTTGTCTGAAAGAGACTCTTTGAATTTATTTGCGGAAATTGCCGCATCGTCTAATTGATTTCGTACTTCTGTAAACTGTTCAGAGAACTGAGACATATCAGAATCTTTCAACAGTGATTGTACTGCAGTATCTACTGAACTAAATTCTGTCGCAGCCTGAGAAATTTTTGCCGGATCTCCACCAGCTAATGCGTCGTTATAATTTTTGACTGCCTCTGTATAATCATTTAACCATTTAACAGCAGTCTGTTCTTTTCCGGAAGGAGCTTTAAATAAATCTTCATCGGCGACAAGTTTTGCCTGTTGAGCCTGATCGTATAAATCGCCGTATTTATCCAGAATCTTGTTTGCTTCAGACAGTCCGACAGATGCATTGTCACTCATAAGGTCAAGTATATCGGATTCTCCATACTTTTTCTCAATGTCCGAAACATCTGTCATAAAGTCATTTAAAGCTTCTTTTGCAGTAGAAGCATCAGCATTGAAATGGACATCCATTGTAATTCCATCTGATTCTAATTCCGTCTTAAATACATCAGCACCATATTTATCCTGTAAATCTTTAATGGACTTCTTGATAGCTTCGGATTCTTTGGAACCATTATCATAGAACTGACCTAAATATGTATGCCTATCTTTTTCTATCTCTTTTTTGGCTTTTTCAATGCCCTTTTTGTTCTCATTCTGAAATTGTTCCGCTTGTTTTGCAGAAACTTGATCTAATAAAGCAATCTGTTCTGTCAAAGAACCATTTACAAGATCAATCCCAGCTACTTGACTTCCATATGAATCTGTTAGAGACTCCTGTATAGAGAGTAATTCACTTTTCGCGCTGGCAGCTTCTTGTTCGGATAATGTACCGGAATCTAAAGCAGTTCTAAGTTCTGTAATCTTATCAATCTGTCCTTGAAGATTTTCGTTACTACTCTCCCACTCGTCACCCGCCTGTTTCGCAGACTGAATCATCTCTTCTACAGATTTTCGGTACGCGGATATTGCCGCTACTGCCCCACCAGCGGCAAAAGATGCAATTCCTACCGGTGATGTAAATACAGTTAGTAACTTACTCCAATTACTTGCAATCAAACTAAAAACTTGTGATCCACCAACTACTCCCAGTGCTGCAATTGCTCCCTGCAGAAGTCCAAGATTATCTACCACACTTGCGATAGATGTGGCAAAATCCAACATTCCCTCAAGTGCTTCTTCTGGAAGCGCATCAGAATAAAGTTTTGTCATTGTGGCAGACAACTTTTCGAGTTTACCATTGATGGAATCAGCACGTTTATCATTTATCTCCATTGCCGTTCCATTGGAGTCAAGAGCATCCTGCTCTAACTGTAAGGCTTTGTTATAAGAATCCATAGCAGCTATGAAAATATTTTTCTGTCTTGTGCCCGCCGACATTTCCGCCACATATGACTTTTGAGAATGATTCAGTGTTCCCCACACCTTATTAAGATCATCCAGTGTATCACTTACATCACGCAAGTCACCATCTGCACCACGAACAGAAACACCTACACTTTTAAACGCTGCTTCTGCATCTGACATTTCAGCATCTGTAGTAAGCCCATCCTTACTACGAGAAATTCTTGAGAAAATTGTCTTAAATGCATTACCAATGACTGATCCTGACTGCCTAGTCTTTTCTGCTGTTGTTGATACCAGTGCTGCATATTTTTCAAATGACATTCCTGCTTCATTTACAACTGAACCAGAAGTTGCAATTGACTGAGAGATTGTGTCACAACCTTTTGAGAAATCTAATGCAATCTCTGAACTGAGTTTTTCAACTGTATCCGCAACGTGCATCGCCTGATCTTCTGACAGATTGAACTGATTCAAAATACCTTGAATAGCATCAGCAGCGGCACTTGCTTTCATTCCTGAAGCGGCTGAAAGTAATACGGTCGGCTGTGCTTTTGTAAGCATAGATGCAGCGGATTCGTTCTCGTTCGCATAAATCGTAATCGCATCTGTCACTGTCTTCGTATATGTAGACAACTCTTTTGCCATACTAATAGATTGCTGCTTTAACGAGTTGAGTGATGCATCCGTCATGTTACTCATGGTCATATTAACCAGCGTCATAGCTTGACTAAGATCTGTAACAGCTTTACCAGCACTTTCGATTTGGCTTCTTATTGCACTTAATGTATCAGATTTAAGTCGCATAGTTGCCATATCTTTTAGACTTACTGAAAGTTTATTTGCATTCCCTTGTGTCTGCTGTATTGAATTATTCAAGCTATCAACGCCATTACCATTGACTGTAGCCTGGATATTAACTTTTCTATCCTTTCCGGTAAGCGCGTTAAGCTGCGCTTCCGCTTTAGAAGTATCAACATTCGCGGTAATTTTCGCATTAAATTCGCTCATGCTTTACATCCCCCGTTCTATCAGCTTATAAGCTGTAAATTGTGTTTTTCTTAAAATCATTTCAACCTCTTTTATATTTACCTCTAATTATGCGAAACTCCAAGTCTACTGGTTTTCCTCCATAATTTATCAGGCAATCGTAATACTTATAATCATCTTCTATCGCATCTGGCTCTTGTCTGAGTACATCAGCTAAAGCATAAGGATCAATTCCCATTTCGAATGCTGCAGAAACAAAGTCCATATCTTCATATAATCCACGGCGACATACACTAATTTCGCGCACTGCATCTACTGTTTTATGTATTGTTTTTGGTAAATAGGTTAAATTTGTGGCAAAATCAGTTCCATATTCTCTTTCTTTATGATTGACTTTTTTCATATGATGTACCTCAATAATTTCATTTTCGCGAATCCAATCCGGTACATTTACAAAAGCAGTTGCGACTAAATTATGGATCATGAACATCTTCGGCTTTCTGCTACCGCTCAATGTGCTATATGTTACAACCGTTTCATAACCATTCACAAAATATGTTCTAATTAGGACTGCTGTCCCGTTTCTTCTTTTACTTGCTAATCTTGCGTAATTAGAAATAAACCAACCTGGCTGTGCTTTAACGGGAAAAAATCTTTCATTTGGTGAAATAAGTCCACCAATCGTTGCTATATCCTTTTTAGTAAATCTTTTATAGTTTTTCTTCATATTTTCTCCAAAATAAAGGCGGTATCACAATGACACCGCCACAAAATTCCTATTTTATTCTTTTTATTTCCAAAGTATTTCTTTATAACGCTTTAAAATCATGTTCTTTTTCCAGCCAGTAATCTCATCCATGATATTTTCATCTGTCAAATAATTCACAAAAGTTACTGCCTCGTTTTTTGTTACAATATACTCTTCAAGTTTCTCTTTAAAAGTCTGTTTGTCATTTTCTGCAATTAACATTTCAATGGCATCTTTTGTAAGTTGCGCTGGATACTCCGTTGCGTCCGGCAAATCAAAAAGATCCTTATACATTTCAAAATCGCAAATTCTAATCGTTGCATTTTTGCCTTTCCCGTCTCTACCCACAAACAGAATATTATTCGCCCGGATCTGCGCCTCGATTTCTGCGTAATCAAATTTTTTAGAACTTTCAAAAGGATTTAAAAGAATACCTTTTAAAGAGTTCTCATCTTTTAATGTTTCCGGATGAAAAGACACTTCCAGTGCGGACAAATTCTGGATTTCAATTTTTTTGCGGGTTTTATTACTCTCCATCTGATCACATTGCAGTTTAAATAACATTTCTTCAAGTTCAATTTTAGTCGCCATTATTCTTCACCTCGTTCTTTATTTTTGCCGCATTCAGCATTTATACAGTTAGCAGTATGTTCAGCACTCCCCTGATAAGCCAGTTCTTCCAATGTAATTCCACCGTCACGCTCAATATCTTTAATTCCAGTTGTATCAATTTTTATTTCCATGTTCATTTCTCCTATTCAAAAATATTTTCAAAACATTCATCCGAATTGTCACATTTAGACTCATATTCCAGATTCCATGCAATCAAATTGTCATATTCTGTTTTAGACGTTTTTTCGTTTGCTTGTACTATAAAACCAAATTCATCTGCAGAATCTTCTATTTTATCTGATGTAAAGACGTCAAAATCATCTACAGCCACTCTCTGCTGATTAAATTCAATCATAATTGCGGAAGAATCAGCCGGACGAATGTTTATGAGCGAAAAGCCAATATAATCATAGACACTCGGCACACGTCCTTCCTCTTTCCAACCACCGTCATAGATAATCTCTCCGTTATTGCCTTTTGTTCCACAAAATTCTACAGATCCGTAAACTGTTTTACCCATCTTCACTTGATCTGCTAGCCAGTCAACGAAATGCGGATATCTATTCTCATTTACATATCCAGTAGCACATAAACATCTGTGCGTTTCTCCATCAATCTCAATATCTTCAATAGACCAATCTTGAAATGATCCAACCTGTACGGAATTTTCAAAAACCGGCAAGTTTCTGATATTCCCTGTCAATCCATGACCATATGGCACATCTTTATTATCGTCCAGAAACTCAGCACATAGCGGCATACCCTTTACAGTATCGGCATTATTTCGTGTATACTGTTCCAGATATGTAATTCCATTTTCATTCCAGTGGTTTCGATCTGGATAAATTTCATGCAAAACCACCTTAATCTTTCGTCGTCCCATAATCGGTTTGGACAACTCTACTATTTTATGCTTATTATTCATTGTTTTTCTCCATAAGAAAAGCTGCACCTATTCAACAAGTGCAACTTTTTCCTTTTCAATATTTTCTTGCAATTTACGTGATAACCGACCAAGTGAAAAATTTAATGAATCGACAACTTCATGCATCTGATTAATAATCCACTTTCTTTCCTGCCTTATTTCTCTTAATTCATCGTTTGTACTAAGCTGCGACTCATTCATGTTAATGCGCTTTTCTAACTCATTCATAGTCACTACCATGCTATTTGCCAGTCCCGTTACATCTATTTCACTGACAGTACACTTTTCTTTACCAATCATATTATTGCCATTATAATCTACAACTTTTGTCAGTTTTTCTTTGTTCTTATTTTCAATAGCGTCCATTAATAAATGAAAAAAATTAGAATAGCGTACTCCTGCAACTTTTATCGTCATATAGCTTTTTTCATTTTTTCCATAACTTCTGTATCTCTCATAAATATAACGAATAACTTCATCAATCGGTTTATCCACATTTATTCCTATTATTACCAGAAACTCTTTTGTTTCTTTATCTGTTTCAATCTTTTTTATAAGATAATTCATTGATGTTTCAACATATTTCGGATTCATTCTTGCTGAATCAACAATCTCATCTATAATTTCTTTTTTCCAATTTTTTCCATATTCATTTTTGTCCTTCATAATCTTTTTCTCCTGAATCATTTTTGCTTTTCTATTTTTTCCAGTTCCTGATAACTTGGTGTCCAATCTTCTACCGTTTCTCCAAGTTTCTGCAACACACCTTTAATTTCTGCAATCTCCCATAAATTATAGATTTATGGTATTGCGTTCTCAATATCGGCATAGTCCGCCGAACTTCTCTATCAGTCAATTCAACAGTCTTCTGCTGCCTCTTGCTGTAAAATCAAGTAATTTACTATCGTTTCCACATCAATCAAAAAGTTACCTTTAAGAAACTCTTTGACTTTCCGCGCGTTCTCTGCGGTCAGACATCGCTGACCTTTCGCCCACTCTGATAGTGTAGTGTATGGTATCTTGCAGCATCGTGCCGCATAGCTTATAGTTAGTCCATTTAGGTCTATATATGTCTTAAAGACATCGACAAGCTGCAGTGTTATATCTTTATCTTTCATTTACTTTTAACCTCGCTTCTTGGTGAAAAAATCACCTAAAAAAAATTTTTTAAAAGGAGACACAGAACCGTCAACTGTGTCTCCTTCTGTGTTGGTTTTAGACTCTTCTCTGCCAAAAGGCAGATATCAGCACACATAAGATATATGTGCTCATATCTAGCTTTTGGCTGCTCCAGCCCCCGGCATATGCCTAGTCGCCGCTACGCACCGGGAAACTCTCAATATTCGGTTTTTTATATATAAATAAAGGTACATAGATTGTCATTGTTAAGCCTTTGGCTCATCGCAAAGCATAGTCATGTATGCTCTCCGATCAGCTTAGGAGGGAGCGGCAGCAGAAGCAGTTACCGCCGCTTATATATCGAATCTTTGGGTACATCTCTTCTTTTTCATAAATTATGTATATGGCTTTAAAAGCCTTGTAACAGCGTCCATTGTCGCATCACAGGGCTTTTTCGCAACATTTAACTGAACTGTACATATATATCTATTCCATAAATTATCGACAAGACTTAAAATCATCTGTAACCACGTTGGCTGTCGTATTGCAGAAATTTAAGCTGAATTTTTGAACTGTCAATCTTTTATCTCTTCTTCCATAAATTATCACTTAAGTGCAAAATTCTCTATAACCGCGCTGGTTATCGCGTTGGAGAAACTTCTCAACCTTTCTTTGCTAACTTTATCCTTTTCCATAAACTATCGACAGTCAATAAAGTCTGCTGCAATATCGTTGGTTATCGTATTACGGAAATTTAAGAATTTAAAAAGCGTTTGTCTATTCTCTTTTCCATAAATTATCGACAGACCTTAAAACCACCTGTAACCACGCTGGTTATCGCATTACAGAAGGCTTTCATCCTGTAAGTTGGTGTCGTACTTCTTCTGTCTCTTCTTCCATAAATTGTCGACGACAATAAAATCATCTGTAAGTACGTTGGTTATCGCATCACAGAGATTTGAGAATATAAAAAGCGTTTGTCTACATTTTCTCTCTTTCCATAAATTATCGACAAGCCTTAAAATCGCTTGTAACTACGTTGGTTATCGGATTACAGCTATTTTTAATTCACTAAATTTGCCATTATTTTTCAACTGATTTTATTCATTATATTTCAATCAAATGGCGATTTTATAATGAATATACTGGTTTTAACATCTAAATATTAATCGTCTTATTTTAATCAATTCTTTTTGGCTTTCCATTAATAATTTTCCAGTTTTTATGCACTAAAAAACACAGAATCCAATTTCAGATTCTGCGTTCATAATAGCGTCGATTTCTTAACTTTTTCAATTCTTTTGCATGAACTTTTTGGCAAGTATCACATCTGCACTTGCGTTTATCTATTGGCTTTTTTATAAATACAGCTCCACAATCCACGCATTTGCTTTTTATAGCAACTTTAGGTTGGTACGTTCTGCAGACTTTACATAGCTGTAAATTATTTTGTCTATTCTGTTTAAACAACTTTCCACATTTTTTACATTCATCAATCCTGCTGCCATTTAGTCTTTCATAGTAAAGATCCAGATTATCATAATCAACAATTGTTTCTATCGGACTTCCTTTTTCATCAACAAATAAAACATATATCTGATTACGCTTGGACAATTCTATATACTTCTTCTCTTTAAGCAGCTCTCGATAACAATTTTCACTTGCAACATTACCTCGATGTACCTTTACTTTTGCCAGCTTTCTAATCTTTGCATCCTCTAGCCGCACTCGATATGGATGGCTCTGATCCTTTTTCGTTTTTCGTTTCTTTACAATTTCGCCATATTTAGCAACAACCAACATCGCAAATACAAGTCTTTCTATTTCTTCATTTCCCAACTTTTTGATCTTCTCCCACTCGGTATCTGTTATAGTTACAGGAAATCTATCTTGTATTCTTTCACTCATTGCAATTTTTACTGCATCAAGGAATGGTTGGCACCACTCAGCAAAAAACAAGTCATACCAGAAAACTCCTTTTTTGCGTAATTCTGATAAGTAATCATCCAACCGATTTACCAAGCTTTCTTCAAGGCGGTCACCCGTCAAATCTGGAAAATCCATCTCTCTAATATACTTAGCTATGAGTTGCAAATTGTATAAATTGTATTCAAAATTCATACTTTCATACATCATTTGACCTTCTATTTTTTCATTCCAATTTATCATTATTAAACCCTTTCCAATTCTCTTGTTCGAGCAAAAACAAATACGCCTTGCACCTTCACAGACATCCCTCTCAGGCGCACCAGAAATTCATCTATGACTGTCTTTTCATAATGTTAATATTCTTACCTAACAGCTATTAAACTGCATTTAAAATGGCAATTAACGCATTCTCCTATTTCATCTCAATCCTATTCCAACCAACAAAGAAAAAGAAATGGGATTTTCCCGGACTGTGTAAACCCACACCTATAACTTTTCCTTTTCTTTTGCTGGTCGGGTAGAGTGCCAGCCACTACTTTGATAAGAAATCAAAACTTCTCTGGCACGATATCATAGCACTGATAAGAACATCTATATCTACAACAACTTTACTTCTATAAGAAAAGATTTTTTGATTTTTTATAATGCCACGAATCTTTTGATGAGTGGCAGACAACACTTTGTGTTGGCTTATTCTCGCCACTACCGTGACTCTGTAGCCTTCGTAAAACGAAGTCTACATTATAATAAATATTTATTCTCCATTTCTTAATAATGGGCGTATTATATTTTTTGATTTTGGTTTTATGTTTTATGCTGATCATATAAAGAAAAGAAGAAATTTCACTATGAAAACCTCTGTAATAGCGTATAGCACGGGATTTCAGGACTTTTTATGTGTCTCAAAAAATAAGGATTTGATTTTTACCTGAAACACCTCTCAAATACGATATTTAACGTACTTTCAGAGCTTTTTCACATAAAAAATGACTGTCTCAAAAAATACGGATTTTCATTATTGTTTAACAAAAAGTCCCAGGATTTTTACTTGCTCATAGTTGCTTCCGGCATAAATAATATGTGGATTAACAAACATTTTAGTAACACCCTTATTTTTCACGAACGATAACAAGTACTCTTTGTGACCATCAACATCCAAAGTAATGGAATCATAAATCTTAACCAATTTATGAGAATTATTTTTATCATATCCAATGCAGTCGCAAAGTTCCATCAGTGTTAAAAGTTCAACATCTTCAATATTTGTTTCCAGAGGATTTTTACAGAGAACATTATATTCGAAGTTGATATACGGCATAATTTGATATATATATCCCAAATATCTATGATTTGTTGACTTAGTTGCACTATACAAATCTCTGATGTAGCGAATATAAAATTTCTGAAATAACTTTTGTTTATCGTTGATTTTACCGCGGATAATGTCGTCGCAAATTAACATTAATCCTTTATCACTTTCCTTGATATACACGTCCTTGATTTCATTCCAAAATCTATTTGCGGTCGCCCTTGATACATGTAATACTTCCTGTAAATCACTTTTCTTCATGTGACAGTTTTTGCGGATCATAAAATTATTATTGTAATCGACATATGTCAACAAGTAAATCAAACGTCCCACTGTCTCAGCCGAGATATTACCAAGCTCATGCTCATGATATATGAAGTAAAAGTAACCTAACTCACTATTTTTACATTTTCGCGTTTCATAATTGTTTTGCCGAGAGCTATACTGCCTACGTGCTTCCATTTGTTTAGGTGTAATAACTTTGGAACCCACCGGCATTTCTCCAACAATCTCACCTGAAACCTTATCTACAATCACTAATGATTCTTCAGTCACATTTGCTTGCATTCATTTCTTCCTTCCTTTTTGCATAAAAAAAGCAACCAATTAAAAAGACAATAAAGTTGTGTTTTTGTCCTTTTTTTAATTGATTGCTGTTAGTTTCTAAATTATGTCTTAACCAGACACCTAGATACATTTTCTCTATTTAATTATTATATATAATATCATACTTTTCCTAATTTGTCAAGTAATTTTGTGCATTTTGCTAAAATTATGTGGTGTTTAAGAATAATAAAATTGTGCAATATAGACACAACTTATAATATATTTCCCTAATTAAATAAACCATTAAACATGTCCATTAACTTCAGATAGTGATTAGCACAATAATATTCTGTCTGACCAGTAACTCCCTCAATCTGATACGTTCCCTCTCTGGTGCATCCAGAAGCTTGACAAGTGTGTGTCGTAGTTTTAGGCACATATTTATATGTTGATGTACTAGGTGTTGGAGTCGGTGTAGGGCTTGGTATTGGAGTCGGTGTTATTCCTCTTAAACTGTCCACAAGTTCTTGATCTATCGTTGAAGTTGCTTCCATGTTATTATCCTCTTTATATTGAATGACAGCATTGCAGGTATTTTTTCCCACTATCCCGTCTGGTGTACCGCATTGATATCCTTTAGCATTGAGTAACTCTTGTATCTCTTTTATTGTTTCCTTATCAGTAATTTCTTCTTTTTCTGTCTCATTCTTTTTAAGCTTATTCCAAGGATTTTTGCCAGTACCCGAAAAGCCTCCAGTTTGAGAACTTGATACTTGCTTATGTTGAGATCTTTCTATCGCATCAAGGCTAATACCACCCGTCACCGCATATGCAGACGTGTTAATAACATTTATCGCCACTGCTACTGTTATAATTGCAATTGTTTTCTTATTCATAACATTTTCTCCATTTACCTTTAATATTTACATCCGATCAAGCATTACTTTTAACTTCGTCATTTT